TCGGCATTTCCCATAACCGATCCGTTTTTGCTGAAACCGGCGAATGAAACGGAAATGATGCGACTTGCCAGAGGTATGTCACTGCGCGACTGGGTGGCCTCGAAAGCGATGGCCGCGATGCTCACGCACACCGTAAATGGCGACTGGCCCGAGCACAAGAACGTAGCGAAGCATGCGTACGACATGGCCGATGAAATGTTACGCGCCCGAGGTGAATGACATGAGCGACAACAAGGAAACGAAGCAAGCGCCGGCCGTCGAGGCGGGGGCGCGGGATGAGCGGGCGGCGTTTGATATGGTTCGCGCCGAGTTGGTCGAGTTTAGCCAGCACGATGACTATCTGCTGGCGCACGGTGCATCGCTGATGAGCGAGGACAGCCACGAAATCATTCACGTCGACACTGTTCGACGCATCATTCGCGCCGCACTCGCCCGCGCATCCGAGGCGCGGGATGAATTCTTTCAAGCGTGGATGGCAGTCGTAAAAGTTTTGGAGGAGGTTGCGCCGGACTGGCATTACGGCGAGCAATGCGGGATGGACAAAGCTTGCGCGGCTATTCGTCGTTTGGCCGCCCCGCAACCCGCCAGCGGGCAGAAAACAGATGCGGCAGCGGCTTGCATGTGCAGCGGATTGGGGCCATGCGAGCGCAAAACAGACAGCACCTGTCGATTGAATTCAGCCAGCGAGCAGCAAGGCTACAAACAAGGCTATGTAGCAACGACTCCCGAGGAAGTGGAACAAGTTTTGAATCGCATTGATAGCGGGCAGCAAGCGGCGCGCGAGTTGAGCGATGAGCAGCGAGAAGCACTCGAATATGCGCTTGGCACGCTAGCCGCGACTCAAATTGACAATGCGCTTCTACATCGGCGCTGCCGCGCTATTCGAGCCCTTCTCACAGCCAAAGGGGACGGTCATGCTGACAAGTGAGCAACGCGATACGCTCAAAGCTCTGATCCTCGAATATGGCGTCGCGGCGATAATTGAATTTGACGAGAATCGCCCGAGGCAAATCAACCGCATCCTCGATTTCGTGACGGGGCTCGCCGCAAGCGCTGCGCCTGCTGAGTGGCGGGAGACGGTGAGCGAGCAGCCTGTGTGGGCGAAGGAAATTATCGCAGACCTTCAAGAGTCGTTTGATACCGAAGGCATCACAGAGAACGACTCAGGGGACGCGCTCGTTCGTCTGTCGTCGGCTATAGCGGCCGTAGAAAACGCTCGTTCTGCCACGGCGATGAGCGAGGCGGCGCGGCGCGTCATCGATGCCGCCAGACGCATGTTAGGCAGAGGGGATACGGTTGTCTCACCCTGCTTCGGAGATCGCGCATTCATATCTTCTGCGTCCGACGTTGAAGCGCTGAGTAACGCTCTCTCTGAATTCGACTTCGCCGCTGCGAAAGGGGAAAGCAAGTGAGCTACGTACAAATCAGAACGAGCGCCGAGGTATGGGCTGTCATCAAGGCTCGCCACGGCAAAGACCTGACGGTTTTTGAATCGTTCAGTGACCCTGACGGGATGTTCAACGGCGGCACTGGTGAGTTCGGGCGCATGGTCACCGCATATGGGTTCAGCGGGTCGAGAGAGCCGATTATCAAGGCTGAGACGCGCTGGAAGATCGATCACGAGAAGCCGCATAACCGCATCGATGAAACGCACGATTACTGGCTTTGCGTCGCACAGCGAGGGGAAAGCGATGAGCAATGAACGAGAGGCGCGCATCAGTGATTTGCGGGCCGCCATCGAGGGCGAGTGCGATGGGCTGCACACGACATATCAACAAGCGGCAGCGATCATCGATTACGTGGACAGCGAGCAAGCCGCCCGCCAGTCTGCCGGTGCGACGGGGCAGGAGCCGGTGGCGACGCTGCACGATGACGGCCACTGGACATGGAAGAAGGGCATCCCGCCGCACGAATCCAATTACGCAGGCTGGAGGATGGACGTCTACGCCGCCCCCATCGGCGATAACGGGGTGCAGCAAAAGGACGAGCATGCGCGCGAACGTATAGCGCGTGCGTTGCATTACCCGGCATGCTGGGACACGGCAGCCTATCCGACGCTTGATAGCGCCGCGCTGGAAGCGATTGCATGCGCCAAACTGGGATGCAGTGAGTGCGAAAAGCCGTCCGATGCTTCCGCTGGTTATGTATATCGCTGCAACCAGTGTGGCAGCTTCGATATTGAGCGCTATCCGTATGCAGCATCGCAGCCAGCCGAGAGCAAGCGGGTGGAGTTGACTGAAGAGCAATGGCGAATCATCCAAGCACCAACAGGAAGCCTGCTATTCGACGCTGGCGTACACAGCGCCTGCACTCGCATTCGCGAACTGCTCGCCCGCGCGTCGGCTAAGGAGGAATGATGGAACTGATGCCGTGTCCGTTTTGCGGAAACGCCGATGTCCAATTCCACGATCCGATGGACCAGGATTGCGGTGTTCTTTGCAAAGCATGCGACTCCTATTTTGGTCTGTCCACGAAGTGCAATTACGGAATATGCGACGAGGCGAAGAAAGAAATCATTGATAAGTTCAACCGTCGAGCTCCAGAAGACTGCACCCGAAACGCGACGCTCGAAGAAGTCGCAGCGCGGCTCATGAATGAGATGAAAGAGGATGGTGCGATCGAATGGAAATGGGCCGCAGGCGTTGCCCGGTCTATGAAGACGAAGGAGGGATCGTGAAACTCACGCCGTGGTTTCCAATATCCCTGAAACCGAAGCGGCCAGGAGAGTACGAGGCCCGCGAGAAGAAAACGAGTCTTTGCCTGCCTGTGCATTGGAGAAAGTTGGACGATACCGATCACTTCGATTGGTACATAGAAAAAGGGTATTTCGGGCCATTCCACCTTTGGGAATGCGTGTCACACAAGATAACTTCATGGCAGGGAGTTCAGAAATCATGACCACCGATATTGAAGCACTGGTTGCGGACTTGCAAGCGGCGCTGTACGGCCCTGCGTCGTGGGACGATACAACGCTCATGAGTCGATCAATCGACGCTCTGCACTCCCAAGCTGATCGCATCCAAGCGCTAGAGGCGAAGTGCGCGGAGTTGGAGAGGCTAGAGCGGCGATGGAAGTACATGGAAGACCGATTCATTGGCGCGGACTTCGAGTGGGGTCATGCCGAAGATGGTCAAGGAGGGGTGCCAGTTCTTCTCATTCAGATTGATGAAGATTTGAAGGTATGGGGCGATCTTGCATTGACGGTTGATGCCGCCATCGCCGCTCAGGCTGGATCGAAGGGGGTGTGAAAGTGAAAATCTTCGGCGTCAAGTTATCGCAAGTTGACCCATCCTGGAAGATGCGAAGTCACGCATGGATCAACATGAAAACGTTGAAGCCTTCGTATTCGGTGGAATGCCGCGATCCAGCAGCCAGGAAATGGGCACACATCTACACCGATAACAACGGACTCAAGACGTTCAAGACGGCAGAAGCGGCGAAGCGATTCATCGACAAGTTGAAACGTGCTGGATCGAAGGAGGCATCGTGAGCATCGTCACGAACGAAGAGCTTGTCGCTGTAACTGGGGGGCTGCGTCAGGGCGCGGCGCAGGCTCGCTGGGTCAAGCGGCAGCTTGGATTTGATCCACCCATAAAAGTTGACGGCCATCCACTCCTGACCTGGGAGCAGGTCAACGCGCCCAAGAGAGAGCAGCGCAAGTCATCTATCAACTGGACGAAGGCAGCATGAAACGCCGAGACGGTCTCCTGCCGCGCATGGAGGCCCGCAAAACGAAGAAGGGATTCACCTACAGATATCATCCGGTAGGCAGTAAGCCGGTCAATCTCGGCAGCGACAAAGCGGAAGCGCTGCGCAAGGTGCTCAACCTGACGGGCCAGGGAGATAACCTTGGGACGATTTCCAGGCTGTGGGAGCAATACCAGGAATCGATGTACTGGAAGCGATTGGCGAAGGCCACACAGACCGATTACACGCAATGCTCGGGGCCACTTCTTAAGACGTTTGGGGCCGCCCGCGCATCAGACATTGAAGCGCCAGACGTTGCGCGCTATCTTCGCATCGAGCGCGCCGACGCTCCGGTGCGAGCCAATCGCGAAGTCGCCCTTCTGTCGAACCTGATCGGACTTGCAATCGAGCGCGGCGAAGCGACTCGCAACCCATGCCGAGAAGTGCGACGCAACGAAGAGCAGCCGCGGACCGAAGCCGTTGACCCGGTCGAATTCATGAAATTCATCGCATGGGTGCCGAGCAAGGGCGGTCAGTGGGCCGTAATCGGCATGGCAGCCGAATATGCAGCGCTCGCCGGCAACCGCAAGGCTGAGTTTCTCGACCTGTCCTGGCCGCAGATCGATGAGGAAAAGGGAGTAATCCGCGTCAAGAGAGCAAAGCAGCGCGGCAAGAAGCGCGGCGAGGTCATCGAGCATATCGAAATCACGCCGGCTATCTCGGAGCTTTTGGGCCGCCTGCGCGCGGTCCGCAAGAACGATTGCCTATACGTATTCTCGAATCGCCACGGCACGCACTACACGGCCGAGGGGTTCAAAGCGATGTGGTCGAAATTGGTGAAGGCAGCGATTGACGCCAAGGTCATCGAAGAGCGCTTCACATTCCACGACTTACGAGCATATTACGTGACGCAGCACAAGGCCGAGCGCGGCGCTCTACCCGATCTGCACGCAAATCCGGCGACGACGGCGCGCGTCTATGACAGGTCGAAGATCGTCAAGCGGAGGGGATTGTAGTTCCCCGGATGGGAACTTTTTGGGATTTTGACCTGTGCGTAAACACAGCAGACCACGCGCAAGTCATTGAATTTACTGGGGTGGCTGACGAGACTCGAACTCGCGACAACAGGAATCACAATCCTAGCCATCCATCCATGTAGAATACGATAAGACCAAATAAAATGGGAACCAAAATGAAAAACCGGGGGTTGATTGTAAAGGCTTTTTTGGTGCTCGTTCCCGCACTCCTATGCGGGAATGCGCACGCCGAAGTCGATGCTGTGCTCATGGGGAAGTCCTGGCATTTCGGCCATGACGTGGCGCAGGGGCGCGCCGGATATGATGTGAATCAGTACAACTGGGGCGGTGGATTGGAGTACCGCGGCGACACTTGGCACGGGCAATGGCTCGTGGGTGGGCTGACCTACCGCGACACGTTCCGCCAGCAGGCCTACACGGTGTATGGCGGCTATCAGTTCACGGTTCCGATCTCGACGAACGTCTCGATATTCGCGACGGTGCGCGCCGGGTACCTGAATGGCTCCGGCCACCACGGCCCGGGGGGCCTGCCGAGCGTGGGCATTACCTATCGGCGAGTGTCGCTGGAGGCGACGTACATTCCGCCAGCGGCCAAGGAGGGATATCACTGCATCGCCATTTTCGGGCGGATCGCGTTCTAACGGCCATCTGGGATTACAGCATCGTCCCCAATGGTCGATGTGAGCGCATTATCGCAATGCCCGCGGTTGACGCGATCAAGTAGGCTACATAGGATGCAGCCCCATCTGCGGCCAGCGTTGCGAGCCTTTGCCGCGCGCTCGCTGACCGTTTCGTTGGGACTGCCACCGAACAGGGTATTTGCGGCCTCGTCGAACAGCACAAGCCAATTGAGCAGATAGCGCCCGATCGCGCTCATGACTGGCTCCCCGGCGTCGACTTGGCAAGCAGTTCGTTCACCTGAGCTGTGTCGCTCGTGCTGCCGAACCAAAAATGCACGACGACCAGCCAAACGGTCCCGAGCGTGCCCGTGGCCGAATATATCAAAGCCTTCGATCCGTCGGGCACTGGATACATGAAGAGCGCCGTCAAGAGCCCGAAGAACCCAGCCGTGATGAAGAACGTGAGCCACGCCGGCACAGGGGATTTGTTGGCCTTCTGCATGTCGCGAGCGCTGACGGTATCCTGGACCTTCAGGCTGGCGAGCGTCTCGGTGTCTTTGAACCCGGCCTGCGCCATGGCAACCGCATAGTCCTGGTCTGCCTTTCTCATCGCCGCGAGTTGCTCAGGAGTCGCCCCGCTGATCGCCGCGGCAATGGCATTTTGTCGGTCATCGGTCGACGAACTCGCGGACGGTGTGAGCCCGAATACACCCTCAAGCGCAGCGATCGCTCCGCCAGCCAGCGGGCCGCCCACGCATGTTGCGATCGTCGGTGCCAACTTCTCGACTACGTTCAGTGCATCTGTCCACCCGCTCATGATGTTGCTCCTGTTCTCATCATTGCTGCCAATCGCTGCGCGCGCTCAACTACCTGCGTTGCCCATGCAGAATTGAGCATGCCCTGCGCTGCATCGGCCCACTTGCCCTGCCGGACGAATCCGAGCGTGTTACGGAATCCAAGCAGCCGATTGATACCCAGGTTGAAGCACATGTTGCATAGCACTCTCTGCCGCACGTCATCGAGGTACAGCCACCACGGTAGATTCGTCGTCAGGTCCGCGTACACGCTTTGCAGGTCCTGCGCGAGAAGCCAATTCACCTGATCGTCGGTCAGCGGGAATGTCCAGCCGGCCGGCAGATGATGCGCCTCCATGTTGTGGCCGACGCCTACGGTATCGATCCCCATAGTGTCCTTGTACGGCTCATACCGCACGCCCTCATCTCTTCGAAGCTCGGCGATCAGGAGTTGCTCATTGTCGCTATCCATGGTGCTCGACCTCATCCAGGATTACGTCTTCTTCTTTCTTGATCGTTTCGAGAAGCTCGACCAGAACACGGTATTGCATCTCACTGACCACCGCGAAGAAGGCAAGAGAAATCGACGCCTCGAACGACAGGAACAGGTTGAGTAACCCGTGGTCTTTGTCGAATCCAGTCCACAGACTGAAACCGAGCCACGTGAAGACGATCACGCATAGCCAGATCAGGAACGACCGAGAGCCCCGCATGCGCGCGTAGAGTTGAGCGAATTGACTATTCACAATGCACCCCCGCTTTGGAGCTTGTCCATCTTCGCCTCAAGCCTGAGCAGCGAGGCATAGATATTGGTTTCCATTCGTTCAATACTCGCGGTGCGCGCGTAGGTCTCAGCGACGTGCTTTTGGTATTGAAGGAATTCGCGCTCATGCACCTCGACGACCTTTGCAAGCTCTTCGATTCTGTCGTGCGCCTTATCCGAGCTTTGCTCCGTGTTGCCGAAATGCTTGCTCACCAGACTTCCGATCCACATCAGAATCACAGTAATGATCGATGAAAGCATGATTGCGCCGCCGCTATCCCATGTCATTTTGAATTCCCCGTTTTGCGAAACATTCAGCGAACGCGACGGCATTGTATGTAACCGTTCACCGTCGCTGTACTCGTCGTGACGCTACCAGCCTCCGCAACCAAATAGACCGTGGTTGTGGTCGAAACGTTAATCCTCTTGATCATCGGGTTTATCGCTGTCGTCCCGTTTGTGCCTGTGGTCAACGTCACTCCGAGATAGGTCGTATCCGGGCTCGCTGGGAGCGTCACTGAAGTTGTTGTGATACCCGCCGCGATGTTGGCAACAACTGTGGTGGCGGCAGGTAAGAACAACGCCTGCCCCCAGCAGTTATAGTCGCCGGCAGCCAAACTGATACTGGTGGCGTTGACGGTAGTACCGCTTGTGATCGACGTGCCAGAGCTAGAGGCTGAGACGAATTCTCCGTAACTCCCCGCTTGCGCATTGTCAGCCCCTGTCGTCCCGACGATGCCGGCCGTGGTCGACGGCGTGATTGCGCTCGTGAACGTCAGCCCGGCGACAGTGGTTCCGAATGCAGGATTAGCTCCAGTGCTACCTACAAGTACTTGCCCAGTAGTACCCGCAGCCGTTTGCCCTACCGCGCTCGTGCCTTCGCCGAGAAGCACGCCGTGCGATGTAAGCGTTGCAGCGCCGGTCCCACCCTCCGAGACAGGGATGGGTGTCGTGATACCTGTAAGTGACGTGATATTTGCATTCGCGCCGGACGTTGCGATGGTTGAGTTGCATCCGAATCCCGATCCGCTCGTCCATTGCAGGGCTTGCGCTGCACCGTTGCAGCCAGTGACAGCGACGGCGGCTATGTTCGCCGTTGACCCCGTGGCATTGCCAAGTAGAGTGTTGGCGCCGGCCTGCGCGAGATTCGCGTAGGTGATGCCGTTCGTGAGACTTTGAAACGCGTAGGCTCCCGCACCGGTTCGCGTTATAAATCCCGTCGACGAAAAACCCGTTATGTTGTCTAGGGCTGTTCCGCTGGCCGCGCCTGAGTTGGTTCCGCCGTTTGCCACTGGAACGATCCCGGTAAGCGCGGCAGCCGACACATTCCCCCATGCTGGCGCAGTAGAAGCTCCTGTCGACACGATCGCCTGACCGCTTGTGGAGCCGGTCGGGTTGAGCAGTTGGATCGGGTTAAGAGTCGTCGCGATAGACGCTGCCGATAACAGCAGAGCTATTGCTCCGATAGAAATTTTCTTGAGCATGGTCCTTATACTCCGCTGTTGAGACCCAGGCTGCCGTCCGATCCACCGATAGGACCTGACGAACTGTTGACGATGCGCGGCGCCGCGAGCGTGGCAGCATTCAGCGTGCTACCGACGACTCCCACGCCAGTCGATGTGTTGTCGGCCGTGATCGTGTTAGTGGCGTAGCCATCGTGAGAATTGCCGACGCACATCGAGCGCGTCGAGCCAGTGATGGCGATCTGTGCTGTGGCTGCGTGCGCCGACTGATTAACAAAAGCGTTCCCGCTATAGACGCAAAACGAGGAACTCGATTCCTTGATGCTGTAGTTATGGTCATTGAACGAGCATGCAGAAACCTTGACGCTCTTGCTCCCTATCACTCGCACGCCTATTGCGTAGGCATAGTTGGCCTCTCCGCTGAACTGCGTCCCGGTAATGTTGACGTTGCCAGCGCATGCGTTGATGTAGATCGAATCCGTTTCCGCGATCATGCTGACCGGATCGACCCATCCGCCGATAATCGTCAGCATCTGCTGTGCGGGCATTTGGTTGACAAAAATCCCCTGCGCGGTGAACGCGTCAACCACTGGGTTATGGATCGTTACGTCCGCATACCCGCCTGCGGTAGCCGTCGAGTAGTCGAGGTAATACCCGTAGTTCGTGAATGCCGTCGCGCAATTGCTCCAATACAGGTCAGATACGTAAGCCCCATAAGCTTTGTAGCCGATCTGCCCTGTGGGGCCGTTATATGCGCCGGTACCAGAAACGTAGCAGTCTCGCCATGTCGACGACTCGTTACCGCCCGCGCCCGTTCCGCCTCCGTCTATCACCCAGCCGATAAAACCGTTCGTCGCACCAGAGTACGTTGCCCCCATCTCAATGAAGAACGTATTGGTCGCGCGCTGCATGTACACGCCCTGGAAGAAATCCAGGACTTGAATATTGGACAGGCGAGCCAGCGCCGTGTACTGCAATAGAATCCCGGTGTTGGTAGTACCAGGAGTGGCGGACTGAATGTTGAAGTCCTGGAAATACAGATTCGATAGCGGCGTTCCGGAAGTTCCAACCGCCGATATGCAGCCAGGATTAGTGCCCGTGCTTTTTATCAGAGTCTCATTCTGCCCCGCTCCTATGAGGCGAACCTTGCTCTTGATGTTGTTGATCCCCGCACCAGAGACCGCGTACGTACCGCCTGCCATCTGGATCGATCCGCCGACATTGGCGAGGTAAGAGTATCCCGTGTTGAACGCGGCTTGATCCGCAGTGGCGCCATCGCGCTTTGCCCCGAACCACTCCGGGTACACAGTCTGCGAGACGGTGGCCTGAGGCGCACAGTTCTGGAATATCGGGCTCCGGCCGGCGATAACTTGCTTCTGTGTCTGGATGACCTCCGTACCGGCCACTCCAACGATAGCGCCAGCATTGACGAATTGAACTTCCACATTGACGGGGAAGGCAATCGCACTCGATACAAGCAAGGGACCGGAAATGATGAGCGTGACGAACTTTGCCCCGATCGCTGTCAGCCCAGCGAGAAGCTTGGATGTGTCATCGGTAGCGCCGTCCTCAGCACATCCGTAATCTCTCGCTGTCACGAAATCATTCAATCGATTCGAGAGGATCGCGAGCTTACTGCCAGATGCAATCGATGCGTCAGTGACAGACCCAGCCGCAGGGGTGGACAACGATAGCGTCGTGCCGCCGACGATATACACCTTTTGCGTGCCAACCGGGATCGGCGATGTGAACGTGATCTGCGTTCCGTTCAGCGTATATTGATCCGGTCCTTGATATGTCCCGTCAAAGTGCACTTGAACATTGGCCGCAGAGCCATATGCCTGAGACAGCGTAAGCGCCGTCGTAACCCCGGCAGTAAAGTTGACGCCAGAAACGAACGGCCCCTCGCTGGTGAGATTTCCCGCACCCACGCTGGCGCTTATTGGGTAGGTGATGACGTTGCCAAGCGAGTCAAATCCGGCCAGCCGCCCAGCCCGACCGCCTGCCGTCGGGAAGACCAGATTGGCAGGCGTAGCGGAGAATGGCACCTGTAACGACAGAGCCGCCTGTTGGGCTAGCTGCTGCGTCTGCATCGTCAGGTAGTCGAGCGCATTCTCGACGACGTTCGGGTAGTAACCGGACTGGTTGACGAGATCGGTCAACTGCACATACGGTACGACGCGCTGGATTGTGAGGCTTGTGCCAGTTGCAATCGGACTTCCAACAAGCGGATACGTGACTGCGCCACCGTTGGCCGTGCCGATCCCGGTGACCGTATATTGAGACGATGGAATGAGCGTGATAGCGCCGGTCGAGTCTGTGTAGTAGACGAACAACTCGGACGCGAGAGGTACGGGGAAAGAGAAATCAAAGCTCGTCGTGAGCCCGTTCCCCTGTACAACGACCTCACTCGAGGTAGTCGAAATCGTCAAGGCAGCACCTATAGGGGTTGCCTTGCGGTTGCGCGGTGAGACGTGGGGATGTGTTCCCGAGCCAGCGCAAGTATTTATTACTTATTGCCTTGTCCTAGCGCGAGTCCCCGCGCGACATCGGCAACGTTCTTGGGTTGTTGTTTTCCTGCCATCCAATCTGCTGCGTATTGTAGCGTAGTGCCGATTTGTCCCGCACCTGGAATAGCCAAACCGATTGCATTCCCCAGGTCTTTAATCGGCGCCTTAATGGCCTTCCCGTGCGCCGCTTCCCAGGCGTCTTTAAACGGCTTGGCGCCATACGACAGCGTCTGCATGAGCGGCGCCATGCCGGCGCTCGGGTAACCTCGTACAGCGTTCCATGCGTCGCGAACAAGCGGGACCATGCCGGCTACTTCGCCGGTGATTGCCTTGGCCGCCCACTCGCTCCAGCTTTCGTCCTTCTTGTGATGCTCGACGAGACCTGCCGCCAGGGCTGGGACGATGATCGATCCCATGAAGCGGGCCAGAACCTCCGGCTTGCTGAATCCTGACGTACGGAGTTTATCCGACATGTCGAGCGCTTGGCCCAGCGAGTTATTCATAAATCCGTACATCATCGTGAACATCTTCACGACTTCGCTCTTGTTTTGTAGCAGCATCGAGCGCGCGGATTCGATGTTGGAACCGTGAGCCTCCCGAACCACCTGATTCGCGTAGGCCACGGCATCCTCTTCGCTCATCGGTGCGCCGGTTCCGCCGCGGTTCTTCGGGATGCCCTCGGTGATCGCTCGATCGTACGCGCCCCACGCGGTGGGAACGGCGCTCATCAGGTCCAGATAGGCCACCATCGAATGGCCGAATCGTTCGGCCTTGGACTGGAATCCTTCCGGTTGAAAGAGCGACGCAGTGGTTTCCCGGTAGTCGCGGTCCTGCTGCATGGCCCGCGCGCGAATCTCCGAGAACTTCTCGACGGCGCCCTCGATCTGTCCTGCGTGATCGGTCGCAATCTTCGCCGCGCGCGCCGCGAAATACTTCGCCCCCGGCCCGCTGAAATACCCGGCCGACTTGAATGCAGCCGATCCACCGTGCTTAATCATCGTCGAGACGCGCAGCGCGATCCCGTTGGCGACGACCATATGACGGGTCGATTGCAGGATTTGCGACAGCTTGCTTTGCTGGGCGTCGGCGTTTTGCCCGTTCGCGAGATCGCCCACCCATTCTTGCAGCGATTTGTACTGTTCCGGCCCGTAGGTCAGTTGGAACTGGCGGCGGAAATCCGCGTCGGACAGCACCTTGTGCACGTCGAGCAACGCTTCACGGTACGCCAGATCGTGGACCGTGTCGTGCAGCCTGCGCTCGATCGAATGGAAATCCAGGTTGAGCCGGTCGTAGTAGTTGGCAACCCGGGAATTCAGCGAGCCGTTCGTCGTCGTGTCGGCGCGGAAATACCCCTTCCCGAACAGCCCTTCGCTGGGGTTGATCGCCGACGCATCAGACTTGCGCACGGCCAGCTTGGAGCGAACCGGATCGTAGTCGATCGGCGCATACCCGCCTTTCATGTCAATACCGTTCGGCGTGCGGAAGGGGCGCGGCTCGATCCTGTCGGGCGACACATTACCCAACCGCCGGTTCATCTCGACCATCTCCGGCCAGTGCTTCTCGAACGCATCCCACGTGATCTGAGTCGCGCGCC